TTGGCTTCCGATGCACCCACGATACGAGCCGCACCTTGTGATGCGCGGCGGTTATTTCAGAAAGGCGGCGGCCTAACGGCCCCGCCCCACCACCATCGAAGGGAGACATCGATGCTGAACTTTGATCGCCTTGCGCGCCACTCACAGAACACGGCCTTCACCGAGGCCGTGCTTGCTGCCACCGAGCCGCACCCATTCAACCGGCACCTTGTCTATGTGCCGGAGCATAAATGTTGCCTCGAACTGACTGACGGCTTCAGAGATGGGGAGATGACACTGGGCTTTATTCAGTCGCTGGAACGCAAAGAGGGCAATGGTGGGCGCTGCCTGCGCTGGCTGCTCGACCTTTGCCATGAGCATGGCATCCTGCTGCACATCTATTGTGAGACGCAAAGCTGCCACCCGTATGTGAACGGCATGGCCCAGCGCGAGTTGAAGTCTTGGTATCGCCGGAAAGGCTTTGTGTTCCCGCGCAATGGTCGGGACGGATATTACTACGCAGCATCGGTGGAGTGAGCCATGAGACAATATCTCGACGACATCATCGGGATGATCATCATCCTGTTCTTCATCCTTGGCTGGATCGACTGGCTGTGGATTTTTGGGGTTGAAAGCAGTCAATCCTACACATGGTGGGCCGTAATCGCCCACTTCACTCAGTAAAAGGGAGACTAGAGAAATGGAAAATATCATCACACTGCCAGCAGAGCATGCCGATATTGGCGTGATCTGGATTTGCCTCAACTCGGTGGACTTCACCGGCAACGAGGTTGCAGAGAAGGAGCACCGGCGCTTGCTGCTGCTTTATCGCCGCCGCCTCGCCAAGGTCGAGGAGTGCCAGCCGAAGGATATCCCCAGCGAGATGATCGAGCATTACGATTACATCAACAAGATGCGGGGAACCAAGTATGCACGCAGCGCGACCGGGTCAGTCTCGTTCGTATCTTAAACCAAAGCGCCCGGCTTCTGTGGCCGGGCGCATCATCAGCAAAGGGAGATCAAAGAAATGGAAAAATACATCATCACTCTGGAGTGCAACAAGACTGCGCTCGCCGAGCTTATCGCCACCGGCCTTGAGCGGCATGCCACGATCACCAAAGTCGAGGTTGCCGAGGAGAGGCCAAGCATCAAGCTCGCCGCCGTCGCTGGGTCAAAGACTGTAAGCGAGCCGGTTCTTGAGGGCGCCTTTCGTGGCAACCCGCAGGTGCCGATGCACAGAAAGCAAGTTACCGGATGGGAGGTTTATAAGACTGCGGTGGACAGCTTCCACCCTCAGAAGACTTTTATGTCTGCGGACCTCACATCAGAGTGCAGGCGCAACGGTTTGAAGATGTCAAACAACTCTGCCGCGTCGCACTTGTACCGGATGCGTATGTGTGGGTTGATCAAAAGGATCGGCGGCAATAGCAGTGCTGGCTACATTCATGTGGTGGCTAAAAATGTTGGGCGTCAAGAATTTGAAAGGATCATGTTCAATGGTAGGTAAACTCACACCTGACGATATCGTCACCGCATCGCGCGTCCCGGCCCTGCTGGGCCTGTCGCCTTACAAGACGCCTAACGAGTTGCTGAAGGAGGCTATTGAGGCTGCGGCGGGTAAGCCGCCCTCACGGCTACCACAGACCGAGCAAATGCGTCTTGGCGATCTGCTTGAGGGTCCGATCCTGATGGAAGCTGCTTACCGGCTCGACCTCGATGAGATAATCACCAACATCGACGAGGCCGTTCATCACCCGGACTTGCCGCTGGCATGTTCGCTCGATGGTCAGGGGCGTGGCGGCATAGTGTTCGAGCATGACCCGGCGAACGGCATCTATGTGCCGCAAGGTGGGGTGGTCGATACTCATGGCATGGGCGACCTAGAGGCGAAGAACACCATCGCAGTCCCTGAAGACGCTCCGGCGCCTCACAGGGGCCCGTTGCAGCTTCAGGCGCAGATGATGTGCACCGGCGCCACTTGGGGCGCTGTGTGCGTCTTGTATCGCGGTTCTGAGCTTCGCGTGTTCCTGTACCGACAGGACCCGGAGGTGCAGGACCAGATCGAGGACGCGGTCCATGACTTCGAGCGGCGCAAGCGTGATGTCGATTGGTATCCCGCAGTATCGAGCGCTGATGCGAACGTGGCGTGGGACCGGGTCGATGATGGAGCCCCGGCGGTTGACCTAAACGAGGTTGCCGACGCGGACCACTGGGCAAGCGTTCTGATCGCAGCGCGTAAAGCTCGCCGTGCAGCCGAGGCTGAGATCGATGAGTGCGAGATTATGCTAAAGGAGATGCTCGGCAACCATGAGGAGGGACAGATCGAGGTCGATGGGTCTGTCTATTACATCAAGTGGCCGATGCGTACCTACAAGGCTCAACCGGCTAAGACCACTGAGGCCAAGCCTGCTCGGCAGTTACGCGCTAAAACTTTGACTGTGAAGGAAGCGTGAAATGGTGGCTTGGGCTGTTGCTCGGAACACATTTTGCTTACCGGCACCAATCACTGACCACCTGACTAATGGTTGCAGATTGGGGTTGAAAATGGGTTACAGCCCAAGCCAGCAGCGACCGTAATCTCGAACAGACATATTTGTCAACAGAAAGGAAAGGATCATGGTAACACTTACCGAGAAGCAAGCGTCCGTTCTTGCTTACATATCTAGACACGTTCGCCGCTATGGGTATGCGCCCAGCGTGCGAGAGGTCGCAGATGCAACAGGCCGATCCCGAACGGCGGCTCACCATCTGATGACGCAGCTTGAAAGGCGCGGCGCCATCAAGCGCAACAAGTACGAAACCCGTGCGATTGAGATGATGTAAAAAAACGATCAGGGGGTATTGATATTAAATCGATATCCCCTTATCTTCTTGGAGTAGGACATTTTTAGGACAGGGAGACAGAGATGACCGCAATGACCTTTTTCCGCTTCGCCTCAGATGTGCCATACACCGGCAGCGCGTATTGGGACGGCGACAAGCGTTATGGCCGCGAAGAATGCTTCAAGTGCAACGGCACCGGTTACCTTGAGTATTTCGCGCACAACGAAAGCGGTCGCTGCTTTCAGTGCCAAGGCGACAAGGTTCTTTCGTTCCGCCTTTACAACGAAAAGCAGGCCGCTGCACAGCGCCGCCGGTATCACAACAAACTGAAAGTGAGCGCTGCGCGTGCGCTGGTAAACAGCGAAATCACCGCGCTGCGCGACATGAAGCACTCCGTGCGTCACGGCCTGCGCCAGATCGAACGCCTGCGTGCCAACGCTGCCAGCGGCTATGTCGGCGAGATTGGCGACCGCATCGAGTTTGACGTGACCCTTGTGTTCGTGATGGGCTTCGACGGCTTCTACGGCACAACGTGGATCAACGTGATGCGCGACGCCGATGGCAACGTCATCGCCTACAAGGGTTCAGCTTGCCTCGGCCAGAAGGGCGACACCTTTAAGGTCAAGGGCACCGTTAAGGACCACGCGCTCTATAAGGGCACCAAGCAGACCGTTATTAACAGACCGAAGGTGGTGGC